ATGGCTGGTGTAAAGTTTAAGGCTCACATGAATCTTACATCTGTTGACCCTCCGGAAGTCATTCGGTTTGTGAAACAGAACTATCCGGATGTAGAGCTGATAAAGCCAACGATGTCGGTTTATGATATGGCTCTAAAGAAGCACTTTATTCCAACAAGGACGTTTCGCTGGTGTTGCGCTGAATTTAAAGAAATGTCCGGTGCAGGTAAAGTTACCTTGATCGGCATTCGTAAAACTGAAAGTGTGCAGCGTTCCAAACGTGAAGAAATTGAGATTAGCGGCCGTAAATTCAGCGGGAACTTCGACCAATTTTCTGAGCATAAAGAAAAGATGGTTACTTGTGTTAAAGGTAAGGACAAGATTCTTGTTTCTCCGATTATCCATTGGACAGACAGAGATGTGTGGGGCTTTCTGAATGGAAATGGAATAGAACACTGTTCTTTGTACGATGAAGGATATAAGCGAATAGGTTGTATTCTTTGCCCGATGGCAAACCGAAAACAAAAGATGAAAGATATAAAGCGGTTTCCTCATGTTCGTAGGAAATGGGTACAAACAATTCAAAAACTCATTGATGCCGGATATATCAATCACAATTTTACCGATGCAGAATTTGGCTTCAATTGGTGGATAAGCGACAAGAGTTTCGATCAGTTTTATGCAGACGAAGTTCTACAACAGAAAATTCAATTTTAAAAAAATGTGAGATATGGAAAACTGGAATAAAGCCGATAAAGATGGCAATATAGATGTACCGGACTACCTAATGCCTTTATTAGATAAAATAGGTATGCAACTTAGACTTCATACGATATCCGGGAAAAACGAAATTCAAACTGTGTGTGATATAGTTTATTTAGCGGAAAAATTCTTCACAGAACTAACGGCTAAAAAGAAAAAACAAGAGGAGTTGCGATACTCCTCTTGAAATTCAATCACCCCTATATATGTTTACATTCTGGTTTGTACCATTATTTATTACATAGATATTGATAATTTGGGGTTGTCTCTGAAATTTTTTGATAAACTCTGAAATTTTTTGTGATACGACCCCGATTAATAAACGTTTTATTAATTGGATCATATTAAAAAAATTAAAAAGTATTACGGCAAAAGTGCCTAACCAACTGACAGGACTCGAACCTGCGCTTTTATCAATAAAGATAATGTTCTACCATTTAACTACAATTGACTAGCGCAAATGTCTGTAATAAAAAATTAATGACCAAATTATTGAGATATAAAAAATCATGAAACTAACAAAAGAAGAAGACAAAGTTGTTTGCAAGTTCTTGAAGAATATTGCAGACGAAGGTGGAGAACAGTTATTAAAGCTGACTCAGTTCATGTTACTCCGATGGTCAGAAGAAGGCATTCGGATAAATGCCGGCGAAATTGCTTTAGCCCAGGTGATCAACCATGAAGGAGAACAATACAGTACCCGTATGGTTATTCAGTACTCAAAAGTTGGCGAGAAGACTTTGGAAGAACGGGCATATGAGATAGCAGACCGAATGATTTCTTCAGGATCAGATAATTGTGATATCCGAGAGGAGTTGAAGAAAGCCATATTAGCAGGATACAATTTGTATCATGAGGATTTCGACGATGAATGACGTAAAATAGGACTATCCTAAGATTGTCTTAGGGTAGTCCTAAGAATCAACGACATTTACACTTTTGGAAACGATATATTTCCTTCTGTACTAAATGTGGGTACCTTTTAGCATAAGCTAAATTTGAAAATTGGCCTTTGCCATTTTTACCAATTTTTCTCATTATAATAATTTTTGTATACATATGTTATATTGTCCTATTGTTTTGTAGGACAGTGTAAATATAGAAAGTGATTTTTATATGACAACAATCGGAGTAAGAATGTTTAATATATTCGCAATTGTGCGTGTAAGATTAAATATCCTCAAATATTATTTGATATTCCCAAATTAGAATTAAGAATTTATTAATCTGTCTCAGATTTGGTCATATAAAATATTACGAACATGAAAAAATTAAGCTATGAATATGTTTGAAGCTAAGACAAAGACTATCACGCGATGGGGACTTACTATCCGAGGTTCTGATGTGTATTTTCCTAAAAAGGAAACTGCTATAAAAATAGGGACGTTATCACTAAAGATGAATCCGGAAACAAAGATGTTTGAAGAATACCGACTTTGGGATATATCTTACGGTGATCCTCGTCTCATAGATGAACAAAGATTTGATAGGACAATATTAATTAAACAATAAAAAAAGATGAAGCAAATACCAATATCGAAAGATGAAATATCTTCCTTAGAAGCAATGAAAATATACATTTCAAACGAAATTCTCAATTTAGAAATTGAGGAGGATTCAGAGAAAGAAAAAGTTTTTTTGAAAATGGAATCAACTATTGATTCTATTATTAAAAAGTATAATTCATAACTAAAAATAAATGAGTCGAAATAGCTTATTTCACGAAAGAAGTGAGTTAAGAAAGTCCTTGGTAATCCAGAGGGCTTTCTTTCTGTTCTTTATATCTTATATGAAACTAAGATATGAAAACGCAAAAATGTATAGCCTGTGGCCGGGAAACAGTTTCTGTGATCAAAACAGAAGAAGGATATATCTGCTATAACTGTTACTCTGATAAAAAGAACCCTCCAAAACAAAAGCAACACCATGATAACGAAGAAGCTCGGATTCAGTCGGAGTTTTTCAGCAAGGTTCCTTTATTCTTTCCTAATTTGCCGGATCGACTTCTTTTTGCAGTCCCGAACGGTGGTAGCCGACATAAAATAGAAGCGGCTAATATGAAGCGCCAAGGTGTTAAACGTGGAGTGGCCGATGTAATCCTTCAGATACCGAAAAAGGGATATGCTTCTCTTTGTCTAGAGTTCAAGACATCTACAGGTAAACAGTCTGCAGAGCAAAAGGAATACCAACGCCAGGTTGAGATGGCGGGTAGTAAGTATGTGATTGTTCGGAGTGTGGAACAGGCTATCCGGGAACTGCAACTGTATTTAGGTTAATAGATTTCTCTGTTATATTTTAGAATAAAAGTTATGGCTGAATTGAAGTATGACCCTCGGAATTATCGTATCCACACGGATAAGAATAAAAGACTTATTAAAAAGAGCCTGGAGGACTGTGGAACCGGTCGTTCTATTCTTCTGGATAAGAACGATGTTATTATTGCCGGGAATGGCGTTTATGAGCAGGCTTTAGAACTGGGGTTGAAAGTCCGAATTGTAGAGTCTGATGGAAATGAATTGATAGCGATCAGAAGAACGGATTTGTCTACAGAGGATGAAAAAAGAAAGCTTTTGGCTCTGGCTGATAACCATACATCAGATACTTCTATGTTCGATTTTGCAGCTGTAGTTGAAGATTTTGGTATTGACGAACTTGGTGATTGGGAGTTGGAGCTTCCATTTGATGATATGCCGACAGATGTGGATCGTTTTTTTGAGGGAGCAGACAAGGTGGAGAATAAGAGAAAGACTATGATTTGTCCCCATTGTGGGAAGGAGATAGAGTTATGATTTTATACCTTGCCGGTTATAAGTATTGTGCCAAACGGTGGAATCTCGACACGAAAGATATCTATCTTTTAAGTTCTTTTTGGGAGCATAAATCAGGGCATTATGGTAGTTATGTCTGTCAAGAGAAGCATATTCTTGATAGCGGGGCGTTTTCTGTTTTTTCTGGGAAGAATGATAGTTTTGACTGGGATGGCTATGTTAAGAAATATGCCGACTTTGTTTTAAAGAATAACATTCAACGTTTCTTTGAGCTGGATATAGACGTTGTCGTTGGACTAGAGAAAGTCGAATATTATCGTAGATACTTGGAAGATCGTATAGGACGGCAGCCTATTCCTGTTTGGCATGCAAGTCGAGGGAAGGAATATTTTATTCGGATGTGTGAGGAGTATCCTTATGTTGCGATTGGTACGACTTCGGCAATGGAAGAAGGTCGGCGGATAAGAGAGAATCCTATGATATTAAAGTGGTTTATCGATCAAGCTCATTCTGCCGGTACTCGTATTCATGGGCTTGGATTTACAAATACGACACTTCTTCCTTTTTTGAAGTTTGATAGTGTTGATAGTACGACCTGGTTGTCTGGTTCTAGATTTGGGCAAATTTATTTCTTTAATGGAAAGCAAATGGTATATCGTAATCCCCCAAAAGGAATGCGGGCTAAGAATCATGATTTATCGAATAGACACAATTTTAATGAATGGATAAAATTTCAAAGGTATGCAGAACAATACTTATAATAAAAAAGTCCTTCTGTATTCAGGAGGCATGGATAGCTGGTTGATTGATAAACTCTGGAAACCGGATATAAGGCTTTATATTGATATGAATACCCGTTATTCGAAAGAAGAAATGAAGCGTCTTCCGGATGATATTGTTATTGAAAAGTTGGATTTATCAAAATGGGAACGTGAGGATAAGATTATTCCTCTTCGAAATATGTATTTGATTGGTATCGCAACGAATTATGGCGACGAAATCTGTTTGGGAGCAACAGCCGGTGACCGGGTTCTTGATAAATCACCTGTATTTGCCGAATTGTACGAGGAGTTACTCGGATATCTCTATCAGAAACAACATTGGACTGAGAAACGAACGATCAGGATAAATTTGGATTATAAAGCATATACTAAGACAGAGTTGTTGAAGCAATATATAATTCAAGGAGGCAGTATTAATGAAGCGTTTAGTTCGTCGTTCAGTTGTTATGCTCCTGTTGATGGGCACGAATGTTGGAACTGCAAACCGTGTTTCCGCAAATTCATTGCTTTTGCATTGAACGGATATCCGTTCCCCAGAGAAGTAATAGACATGAATATATCTTATATAAAGCGTGAAATACTTCCTTTAATCGAATCTGGCGAGTATGGTCGGAAACGGGAGGAGGAAGAGATAAGACAAATATTAACTCTTTATCGATAAATCTATGTATACAGTAAGGAAACGTCTTGAGATATCAGCGTCTCATCGTTTGAATCTCTCTTATACGAGTAAGTGTGAGAATTTGCATGGACATAATTGGATTGTAATTGTTTGGTGTAGATCTAAGCAGTTGAATCCAGATGGTATGGTTGTCGACTTTGCCCATATTAAGCAAATGATTCAGGAAAAATTGGATCATAAGAACTTGAATGAGGTATTATCGTTTAATCCGACAGCGGAAAATATTGCGAAATGGATCTGTAATCA